TTCAGTTAAAGCAATAAGCTGAGCAGCAGTATGGTCAACAACTAAATAGTCGTCTCCACCTTTTCCAAGCCCACGCTTAAGTTTAACAATAGTATCGTTAGCAGAAACAGAACCCCAACCGAAAGCGGTTGTAGCAGCCATTTCATTAGCACTAGCAATATTTTTAAGTCTAACTACAGCAGATGCAGTTTGGTCAGGGAAAACAACTTTTTGTCCATTAACAACTAAGGCAAGAGCATTTACAAATGCAGATTTTCCACCAGCATGGTCAACAAAAGATGTCATAAGCCCATCTAAAGATGTTTCTACCTCTAACACATCAACAAAAGGAGAATCCATCCCCGCAAAGTTTGTATTAGAAGCATCATACCAAACAGCCCAGTCATCAGCAGAAGCAATAGAGTCTCC